TCAGCCTGTGAGTTTTGATTGCGAATGTTAATGTTGCTAAACACCACACGACCTTGACTTGTATCACCCGTAATGTCAAAGCGAATCTTGATGTACTCGCCTGTGCCATTCTTGGTTTGCTTGACTTCTGCACTATGCACAAATGCTGTGTACCAACCAGAAGGTACAAGGTCATAGTTGCTTGTGCCAACGGGTAATTGTTCTACATCAAATGTTTGGTTAAGTTCCATAATTTATTCCTTTGGGATAATAATTGAAAATGAAGGGCGACCCGCTTTGGCGGTGATTGCCTCAGCCAAGTAATTGGTAATTTCTGTACTTGTTGCCTTCCAGACTGCTGCATTGATTTCAGGCTTCCATCTAAAGAGGCTAGGCAAGTGATCGCTTAAGCCATGCAAGTTTGCCAATTCTTGTAACTTATCTGAATCAACCTTGCGGGTAATGCGACCTTCGATCTTTAAACCTAATCCAGTATCTGGTTTAAAGCTCTCAGTGCCATCAAAGTTCTCAGGCACACCTAGCAATGAAAGAATCTTGTCTTCACAAGACCTGCGCTCTTTTAAAGCTAATTCTTCTTGCTTTTTGCTTGTTTGCCATAGGTTTACAAGATCTTCGATTGCCTGACTCATTTTGCACCTCCAATCTTTGCAATAATTGCTGATAAGTCTGGCGCTTCCCATGCGTCTAACTTGCCTGAACGATCTTTAGCAAGCCAAATGCCGTCTGAGTCACACATCAAAGCACGTTGACTATTTCCGTCTGCGTCTTTCTCAACACGCAGTGCAAGCACTTCGTCAAAAAAGTACGGTAATAGCTGACCAGTTTTATTGCCTGGCATACTAGGTGCGTAAAGTAAGCGACCTATTTCATCTTGTGACTTCTCGCACTTAGCTGTGAAATAAACGTGCTTGCCTGGTATGTCACGAAAAGCACGAATGATGTCAGCCATTTGTTCTTGCATAGCGCCATAAGCCTGCCTTGGGTCTTTGGCAATCTTTTTTTCATAATTCAATACCACTTCAGCAATTTCAGAGATTGAATCGAGTGCAATAGACTCAAAACTTATACCCTCCTCTGATTCTGTCAACCACTTATACGCTTCCATCAAAGTTTCGTAAGAGTTAACTTCTACATAAGGCAAGTTTGCATCTTGTATAGATAGCAAGCCACCTTCGGCAGACAGCACAACAGGGTTGGGCAAAGTAGGGATAAGTGAAGTCTTGCCAGTGCCTGCATTGCCGTATACAAGCATCTTCACACCATTGGCAGATAAGGCACTTGTCAACTTTAGGTTAATAGCCATTTTTAGTTCCTTTTGTATCACTGGTCGGACAATCCGTTTAGTGAGTGTTGATAATTTAACAAATTAAAGTTATGATGTCAAATAATATTTTAATTTATTTATAAGGAGTTTTAAAATGATGTCTTTAAATGATATTGTACTAGCATTGCATGATAGAAAACCTACGATTGTGGCTCAAGAGGTTGGCTTGTCATATCAAACTGTTTGGCGCATATCAAGGGGTGACGCAACAAACGTGACCTATGAAACGGCTAAGAAATTATCTGATTATCTACAAAAAAAAGGTGGGAAATAACTGCAAGAAATTTAACAAAAACAAAACGTGAGTGAATTTATGTCAACAATTACAAAATTAGAAGCTGCTTTAGCCTATGCGGCATGGGGCTGGTATGTCTTGCCAGTCCTGCCAAATGGCAAAGTTCCAGCCACTCAACACGGAGTAAAAGACGCAACAATAGACGAAATTCAAATTGCTAAATGGTGGGCGCAAAACCCAGATTACAACATCGGCGTTGCAGCAGGAGAGCGCTCAGGCATTGTTGTCTTTGACGTAGACCCAAGAAACGGTGGCGATACTTCATGGGCATCTTGGCTTGAAACAAACGGCGAAACACCAGATGGGGTTATGCAATTAACAGCAGGTGGCGGTTTTCATCACATTGGCGTTTACAACCCAGAGATCAGATCATGCAAGCTCACAGAAGGCGTGGACTTACTTTCAGATGGTCGTTACTTTGTGGCTTTTCCATCAACAATTGAAGGCAGAAATTACCAATGGGAAGCATCATCTGACCCTTTTGACGGTGTTGTTCCTTTTAATGTGCCTGACACATGGTTGCAAGCATACACAGCTATGAAAAAGCCTGAAACAAGGCAAGGTGCGACAACTGGCGGTGGTTTGATACAAGGTAGCAGGAACAGTGGCTTGACATCTCTTGGGGGCGCTATGAGGCGCTACGGCATGACCGAGGCTGAGATTATGGCAGCGCTTGCCATTGCAAACGAAACACGCTGTGAAATACCCTTGCCATCAAGTGAATTAGCTCAAATTGTTCGCTCTGTTTCTAGGTATGAGCCAGAGACAGACGTAGCAGCCTCTGTCGCTATTGGGCATGATGCAGCCGAGGCAATCTTGGCAGCAATGACAGCACAGGTGCATGAGTATTATTTTACCAGGGCAACGTCTTATCTTGGGCAACCATCGCCCCTTAAATGGGTGATAAAAAATTGGATACCAGACAGTGGATTAAGCATGGTTTACGGCGAATCGGGTTCTGGCAAGACATTTATTACACTAGACATGGCTTGCCACATTGCTGCTGGAATTGATTGGCACGGTCATAAAACCAAAAAAGGTGTCGTGGTTTACATGGCTGGTGAGGGAAACTACGGAATCAGACAAAGGGTAGCCGCATGGTGCAAAACTTACAATATTGAAAGATTGGACAATTTACTTATTTCAAACAAAGCCATTGATATTGACACGCCACAAGCTGCTGCACAGATTATTAATGCTGTGCGCGAGCTGACCTCTGAAGATGCTCAAGCAATATTTATTGACACAGTAAACAATCACATGAGTGGTGATGAAAACACCGCTAAAGACACCCGCATTATGGTTAACTCATGCAATGTAGTCGCTCGTGCATTGTGTTCAAGCGTGTGCCTTAACCATCACACAGGTCATTCTGGTGACTCTAAGCAAAGAGCGCGAGGCTCAAGCGCTTGGAAAGCATCATTAGATTCGTCTTTGCTCGTATCTAAAAACGATGACGTTATTGAAATTTCATGCACTAAGATGAAAGACGCAGAAGCTCCCGCCCCGTTCTTTGGCAAGATTGAGAGCGTACCGTTAGGCTGGTTTGATGAAGATGGCGATGAGATTAAGGGGGCGGTCTTTTTGATTGATGAAAACCAACCTGAGCGCAAGACAAAAAAAGAATCTCAAGTTGCTGGCGACATAAAGAAATTTACTAACGCTTGGTGGCACTCAGGGGCAGAAGATAAGAACGGTTTACCCTATTTATCTCGTAGTGCATTGCTTGATTATTTGACAACAAACGATGGTTTAGCAGAATCTACAGCTAAAACATATGCTCAAGAAAGCAAAAAAGGTAGGTTGATTTATAACTTATTGAACGCTGAAATTATTAAATCGCATGAACATGGTTGGGTTGTTTCTGACAATGTTACGGGTTCTGTTTTAATTCTTAGACGGTCTGAAAAGTAGGGTGGGACAAGTGGGACAGGACAGGACAAAGTGGGACATTTGTCCTTTCGACAAGGCGAGATTACCCTGGGACAGGACAGGACACACACCTATAGGTGTGTCCCATTTGTCCCAGTAACGATGTGCAATTTTTTAAGTTAGGGGATAGGTATGAATATTTGTAACAACTGTGATTCAAAAGATTTAAAAATTGGAATAACTAAACTAATATCAGGTTCGACTGTTTACCCAATTTATTGCCAAAACTGTAAAACAGTGTTTCCAAAATATGTAAAGAAAAAGTTAGCCATTGAGTATGCTGCAAAGAATGGCTCGTTGGAGTATGTGAAAACAAAAACTGCTGCGTACATGGAATTGAATGAAATAATGGTTCAATGTGAGGTGTGTGACGCACCAGAGGCAGAAAGGCATCATTGGGCGCCACATCATTTATTTGGCAATGAAGCACCAAGATGGCCTACAAGTAATTTATGCCGATCATGCCACCGTAAGTGGCACAATATTGTTACACCTAATATGGGGCAAACAAAATGACAATTACAGCAACCATTTTAGACATTATTGAGTCTAATATAAAAACATATGCCAACAGTCCCATCATCAACGGTATGTAGCACCTTAGGCTGTAAAAACACCAAGGCACGCTTTAGTAGCCTATGCGTAGAGCATGGTGGGCGCGATAC